CGCAGAATTTGTATGATTTTATCCAGCTTTTCTACCGGAATAATAACGAAAGACACGACAATCAATAAGACTAAAAATATTGCGATAAGAGGTTTCATTACCTGCTCCAATTTTAGATAGAGCAAGTAATTAGTGTTTTGAGTAGAAGCCTCGGCCGAAAAACAGGCACTTTATGAAATTATTTTTCAGCCGTTTGAAATATAACGTGATTTAGTTGGAGTGATAATGTCTGATACCTACCGCATCACAGTAACCACCAAGTCAGGCGAAACCCACATTGGCCTGATGAATCGCTCACAACCTGAAATCGTAAACGGCTTCATTGGTGTTGCTCAGGAAGATGGCGCTTGGGTATACCTCGCGCCAGATGACGTGCTCAAGATGGAGTACATGCCTGAGGCAACCGAATCAAGTTGAAAGGTATAGAGCAGCCCCCTGCAGGCCAAAGCTCACGCAAAGAAACAACATCCCGAAACGCTGCATGAAAACAATGCGCTTATTATCCTTTGTTATCTGCTTCGCAATTTCATCGTAGTTATCGGGTGCAAACATTCCTCCTGGATATGGCTTAAGCACGTGACCGTTTGAAAACATAACGAAGCTTCCAACGAAGCCAAATAAAATTGCTGCTGCTTGTAAGTAAGTAGTAGTCATCTAACCTCCGTTCAGAGAAAAAATTATGGCATCACCAGACTGGGAAGCCATCGAATCGGCTTACCGGGCCGGTTTGATGTCTATCCGCGAAATAGCTTCACAGCATGGCATAACCCATGGGGCCGTTAATAAGCGTGCCAAGCGGGATGGGTGGGAGCGAGACCTTAAGGCTAAGATAAAAGCCAAGGCCGATGCTCTGGTATCCAAACGCGAGGTATCCAGACAGGTATCCACCGAAACGGCTACCAACGAGCGGATACTGATTGAGGCTAACGCCGAGGTGATCGCCAACGTCCGCATGGAACATCGTGGCGACATCCGCCGCGCCCGTAACATTGCCAGCTCATTGTTTGGTGAGCTTGAGGCTGAGTGCGCAGACGTGCCGGCGCTTCATCAGCTTGGCGAGCTGATGCATGAGCCTGACGATAACGGATATGACAAGCTGAGCGAAATTTATCACAAGGTCATCAGCATGCCAGGGCGAGTGAAGTCGATGAAAGATTTATCCGACACCCTCAAAACGCTGATTGGCCTTGAGAGACAGGCATACGATATCGACGGCCCAACCGGCGACGAGTCAACGAAGAAGCTTTCCGATCTGATGGATGATTTAGCCAAGGGGTAATCATGAAGCCAGAACACATCGCACTTCTGCGTGACAAGCTCTGGCGCCTGAATAACCTCTACTGGATCACCGACAAAGAAGGCAAGCCGGTACGATTCAAAATGACGCCGGAGCAGCTCGAATACTTCGAAGGCATGCACACCCGCAACATCATCCTGAAAGCGCGCCAGCTCGGCTTCACGACTGAGGTCTGCATTATTCAGCTGGATGCTGCATTGTTCGAGGCTGCGAAGTGCGCACTGATCGCCCACACCCTGAACGATGCCAAGCGCCTGTTTCGCGAAAAGGTGAAATACGCCTACGACCGGCTGCCGATAGAAATCAGAGCTGCCAACCCGGCAAGCAATGATTCAGCGGGTGAGCTGGTATTCAAAAAGGGCGGCTCACTCTACGTCAGCACGTCATTCCGCGGCGGCACGCTGCGCTTCCTGCACGTTTCCGAGTTCGGGAAGATATGCGCCAAGTTTCCTGATAAAGCGCGTGAGATTGTCACCGGTGCGTTTGAGGCGGTATCAAGCGATTGTTTCACCACTATCGAGAGCACAGCTGAAGGTCGCGCGAGTTACTTCTTCGACTATTGCCAGACTGCTGAGAAAGCTCAGTTGCAGGGTAAGCAGCTTTCTAACCTCGACTGGAAGTTTTTCTTCTTCTCCTGGTGGAAGAATCCACTCTATGCAATCGACCAGGTAGAGCCACTCCCGCAGCGCCTCACCGATTATTTTGATGATATCGAGGCGAAGCAAGGCATCACCCTGAACGAGCGCCAGAAGGCGTGGTATTACGCCAAAGAGAAGACGCTCGGCGACGACATGAAGCGCGAGTATCCATCGATACCGGCTGAAGCGTTTGAACAGTCTGTTGAGGGCGCTTACTACGCTAAGCAGTTCCGCTGGCTCTATACCAACAAGCGCGTTGGTGAATTGCCGGACAACTCTCACCAGCTCGTTCACACGTTCTGGGATATCGGTGTGGGTGACTCCACGGCGATCTGGTTCGTTCGCGAGGTCGGCGAAGAGTTCCACATCATCGACTACTACGAAAACTCCGGCGAGGGGCTGAGGCACTACATGAAGGTGCTGAAAGACCGCGGCTATGAATACGGTGACCATTGGGCGCCACACGATATCGATAACCGTGAATTTGCTGGCGATGGTAAAAGCCGCAAGCAGATAGCGGCTGAAGGCTTCGAAATCGACGGGCAGGTTTACTCAATTCGCTTTAAGGTCGCGCCAAAGCTTGGCGTTGATACCGGCATCGATTCAGTGCGAGAAATCCTCCCTAAATGCGCCTTCGACTCCGCTAAATGCGAGCTGGGAATCTCTCACCTTGAGGGGTACCGCAAGGAGTGGGACGACAAGCGCGGCTGCTGGAAAGATAAACCACTGCACGACTTCACATCGCACGGTGCTGATGCGTTCCGCTACTTTGCTGTAGCGAAGACCAACCACAAACAGACCGGCGCAATATTCTTCTAAGGAGCTCATCAGTGAGTGAACTAAGCAACGGGGAGCAATTCCTTGTGAACGCCCTCGCTGATGCTGTGGGCCGCCAGCGCATGATGTATGGCGCCAGAAATGGCAACACCAAGCGCACAAAGCTGTATGAGGAGTTCGGTTATCCCGACGAACTTGGATTCGACCAGTATTACCGCGCCTATGAGCGCAACCCGGTAGCCTATGCTGCTGTGCATAAGCTGCTTGAATCGTGCTGGACGGATAAGCCGACGATTATCGACGGTGACGAGAACAAAGAATCGACCGAAACCACGCCATGGGAAAAGGCGGCAACCAAGCTGCTGAGTAAGCACTGGGCAAAAATCAAAGATGCTGACCGGCGCAATCTGGTAGGCCGGTATTCGGCGCTGCTCATCCAGTTCAAGGATGGTCGCGAGTGGAAAGAGCCGGTAGATACCGCCGTAGTAAAGCGGCTGCGTGATAAGGCGATCGTCAAACTCATCCCTGTTTGGGAATCACAGATTAAGCCTGGCAACTTCGACACAGACACCATGTCGGAAACCTACGGCGAACCGGTTAACTACCAGTTCAACGAGCAGCCAGTGGGTGACGATGGCACTTACGGCCCGGTGCGCAGCGTTACGGTTCATCCCGATCGCGTCATCATCCTGTGCGAAGGCTCAGAAGATGAAAATATGCTTTCCGGCGTGCCATTCCTCCGCGCTGGCTACAACAAGCTGCTGGACCTCGAAAAGATATCCGGCGGTAGCGCTGAAGGATTCCTGAAAAACGCCAGCCGCCAGTTGGGCATTAGCTTCGATGCGCAAACGGATATGGCGACCATCGCTAAGATGGCGAAAGAGGCCGGTTACGAAAACCTCGGCGAAGCGATGAACGACAAGATGATGAAGCTGAATCGCGGCACTGATTCGGCGCTGGTCACTCAGTCTGGCACCACATCGGTGCTGTCAGTTGCTGCTGCCGACCCGGCGCCAAGCTGGACAGTGACAGCCAACGAGTTCGCATCATCAATTCAATGCCCGTTCACCATTCTGTTTGGTCAGCAGACCGGACGTCTCGCCTCGGATGAGGATAAAGCAGACTGGGCTAAGCGCTGTAACGGTCGCCGATGGGGATTCCAGACGGCAGTAGTGCAAATGCTGCTTGAGCGGCTCTGGAATCTTGGTGCTATCGACGCGCCAACCTCAGGAGATGTCACTCTAGCATGGTCTGACTTACTCGCCCCAAGCGAGAAAGAGAAGATCGCCAATATGCAAGCAATGGCCACTGTTGCAAAAGACACGCAGCAGGCATTCGGCACACCTGCGATTGATGAAAACGAGGTGCGAACCGTGGGTGAGCTTGAGCCACGCAAAGCGCCATCCACGCCTGACCCAAACAAAAAGCTGAACGATAAGGACCCGCTGAATGACGACGATGCCAGCGAGAACCCGAATCGGAACGCCGATAATTCCCCGCAACAAAGCTGACCCGACACAATCATCCCGTCAGGTTGGCAGGATGTACCGCGACATCGATGACCGCTACTACCAGATTAAGCTGGCGCTTAAGCAACTGTTCGATGAGCGGCTAACCGGTACCGATCGAATCGGTAACGCCTCGCATGCGGTTTACGGCGATGTGATTTACCAGGTGAATGCCAGTACCTACATCTACGACATGAGTGCCGCGCAACTAGCTGACCTGCTGCAGCGTGTACAGCTGATATTAGACGATCACCTTCTCGACGGTGGCAGTCAAAATCTGTGGGCGCTGAGCTACGTTGCTGCTGAATATGAGCGTGGCACCCGGCAGGCGTTCACCAATCTTTCTGTTCAATCGAGCATCTACGAGCAGCAGACCACGCTGGCGCAGCTGCTGAGCAGTCCGGCATATCAGAATCAGATAGCTGCGGCTTACGTCTCCACCTACAGCGACTGGAAAGGCATCAGTGACGCAGCTCGTGCTGACCTGGCTAATGTCGTTTCGGACTCAATCGGTCGTGGCGTTAACCCGCGTGAAACTGCCCGCATCATCAGCAAGCGGTTGGATGTGTCGATGGCGCAGGCCAAGAACATAGCGCAGACCGAGCAGGTTGGAGCGCTACGCAAAGCGCAGTGGCTTGAAACGGATTGGGCCAAGGAAAGGTTGGGGTTGAACACTGCCATTCTCTGGCTATCTGCACTGAAGCCTACAACGCGCTCATGGCATGCAGCCCGGCACGGACACACTTATACCACAGAGCAAGTGGAAGCTTTCTACGCTGAGCGCGGCAACCGCTATCACTGCTATTGCGCTAATGTGCCGTGCCTGCTGGATGACAAAGGGAAGATCGTAAATACCGGCCTCGTTGACAGGCTGAGCAAAGAGCGCAAGGAGTGGCAACAGACCACTTAACTATCCATCCCATGAGGACACAGCATGAAGCGCAATCGCGTTAACGTGCTGACCGTCGTCAACTCCGCTTCAAACATCACCACTGAAACCATCGACGGCAAACCACACATCGTGGTTCGCGGCATCACGCCCGTTGTCGACGATATCGTGATGAACCGGAAGTTGTACCCGGCAGCAGAAATTGAAAAGGCGTTTAACACGCTTGAGCGAAATCCGATGCCGTTCGGTCACCCTAAAGTGGATGGCAAGCACGTTTCGGCTCGCGATGTCCGCGCGGTAAATAACTATCACGTCGGCGCATGGCTGCAGAACGTCACCCACGTTGACGGCAAAGTCGTTGGTGACATGTACGTTGACCGCCGCTATGCAGAAGCCAGCGACAACGGGAAGCGTCTGATTAACCGCCTGGATGAAATGGCAGCCAAGGCCAACGTTGAGCCGATCCACATCTCAACCGGCCTGCTTTATTCCGGCATCGCGGCTAACGGCGAGTCGAAGGGCAAGAAGTACAACGAAATCGCCACCAACATGATGTTCGACCACGTTGCGGTGCTTCTCGATGAGGCTGGCGCCGGAACGCCGGAGGAGGGCGTAGGCATCTTCGTTAACTCCGATGGCACAGAGCAGGAGCTGGAAGTAGTCAACCTGTCAGAAGGCCAATCGCCCGATATAGATTTATCCCAAGACCCCGCAATTAAATCAATTTTTAACCAGCTAAAGGCGTTTTTCAGCGCCAACAGCAATTCCGTCAAAGAGGAAGCAAACCCGATGAAAGAACTCATCACCAATGCGCTGAAAGCGAAAGGCATCGACGTTGAAGGTAAGTCCGATGCTGAGCTGATGGACGCTTACAACCAGATGGCCGCCGATGACGCGACAGCGAAAGCTGCAGCTGATGAAAAGGCTAAGAAAGAGAAAGAAGAGGCTGACAAAAAAGCCAAAGAGACCGCCACCAATAGCGATGAAGCGCCGGCATGGTTCAAGCCATTCGCCGAAAAACTGAGCACCATCGAAAGCGGCCTGGCGGTTAACTCTGACAAAGAGAAGGGCGAAAAGCGTGCCGCCGTGAAAGCTAAATTTGGCATGACAGATATCGCCGTGAATGCGCTTGACGGTGAGCCGCTGAATGAACTCTTCGCTCAATGCCAGACCTCCATCGGCCTGAACAGCTCTCTGCGTCAGGTCAACACAGATAAATCCCTCAGCGAAATGCCGGAGTAAATGATGGCTAAAGATGGAAAGCACGTAATTCACGCCGGTGGCGTATTCCCCAACCCATTGCTCAACCGTGAAGGCGCTGCTGCTGCGGCAACTAAGCCCGGCACGATCGGCTTCTTCGATGCAGGCAAGTTCACAGCTTCGGTAGCAGGTAACGAGCAGGCGATTCTGTATGTCGCCAACTACGACTATCTGCGCTGCCTGACAGTAGACGACAGCATTCCTGTGGGCGAGTTGGTTGTTGGTATTCAGCCGCTGCAGGGCATGTTCCTGAACGTCCGCGCCGCTGCCGGCACCTACAAAAAAGGCCAGCCACTCTCGATCGTGAATGGTCAGGTGAAGGCGCAAGCCGGTGATGAGTCAATTCGCTGCTATGTCGAAGAAGACAAAGCCTATACCGCTGCCGCAGGTGACCTGCTGCGCGTTGTGATTAAGTAAGGAGCACCTGAATGTTTGTATTTTCCCGTTCCCTGGGCGAACGCACTGGAAACCTCGAGGTTAACCAGTCTCAGTTTGCCGAGCTGCAAATGGCGCGTAACGAAGGTGCTCAGGCCGCCGCCGATTTCATCGGTCGTGTCCGTGGCGTCCGTGAGGATGCTGGCCGACTGGATGCGGTTAACGCTGTGGATGATATCCGCCGCCTGTATCGCGCTTTCGATACCACTGTTCTGGCTCAATTCGAGCCAACCACTCAGTTCACGTTACTGAACGACCTGATGCCGCTGTCACGCTCTGTTCGCATTGAGCAGTCACGTTACGACTACGCGCGCACCGGTGGTCGTGGCTGGGCTCACACATCAATGTCCGGTCAAATTGGCGCCGCGCTGGATGCAAAGAGCTACACCTTTGATGGCACGATGGTCCCGGTGCATGACTCAGGCTTCAAGTTCACCTGGCGTGACCCGATCTTCAACAGCCCGTCGGCTCTTCAGTCTCAGGCAGATGCGCAGCGCGGTTCTGTCGAGGACGTGCAGCGTCAGTACGTTGACTACATGTTCAACGGCTTCCGCGACTCTGAAGGCAACTACGTTAAGTTTGATGGCCTGACATGGAAAGGGCTGAAGGCAGACGAACGCGTCGCTCAGGTAACGCTGACGTTCAACTTTGCTACCAGCACAGATCCGGTTGCGATGCGTACCAATGCTATCGCACTGCGTGACGTAGTTCGCGTGACAAACAGCCAGTACGCACCACAGACGTGGTATGTGTCCGCTGAAATCATGTCTAACCTCGAGCGCTACTTCGATGTGAACGCGACTCGCACCGTTTTGGAAGAGTTCCTGAAGCTCTCTGGTATCGCTGGCATCAAAGAAGATGCGCAACTGTCAGGCAACGAAATCCTGATTGTTCCGCTGACTGCAGGTGTGATTGCTCCGATCGTTGGTCAGGCTATCGGCACTGTTGCCGACCCGCGCCCGTTCTACAACAGCGATTACATCTGGCGTACATGGGGTGCTATGGGCCTGATGGTTAAGCAGGACATCAACAACAAATACTCTGTCATCCACGCTTCGAGCTAAGGAACAAACATGGCACTCGTAAAGGTACTGGTTTCAAACCTCTTTGCCGGTGCCGGTTTCCAGAAACTGGAAGCCGGTCAGGTTTATGACGTAGATGATTCGGTCGCTGAAAAGTGGATCGCTCAGGGTAAAGCCGAAAAGGCCACAGAGAAGAAAGGCGAGAAGCTTACCTTCGAAGTGGCTACCCCATCCGCGCCGGTCAGCACGGACACCTCTGTGTTGCAGTCGAAACTGGATGAGGCGCTGGAGCAGCTGAAAACAGCTCAGGATGCAGCCGAAGCTAAAGACGGAGAGCACGCCGCCGCGCTGGAGCAGCTGAAAACAGCTCATGCAACTGAGCTTGCTGCCGCAAATGACCGTGCAGATAAAGCTGAAGCCGCGCTGACAGCAGCAACCAAAAAGGACAAGTAATCATGGCAGTGCAGATAACGGCAGCGCAGGTCAAAGAGCAGTTATCTGCGCTGGGTTACTCCATCCCGGATTTCATGATTGATGCCTACCTCTGCAAGTTGGGCAGTATAAGCATGTGCC